TTGGTCATAACATCAAAAAGTTCTCGGTTCGGCTGTGCGTGAAGCTCATCGAAAATAACCGCATGAACATTCAGACCGTGCTTGGTGTAGGCTTCAGCCGACAACACCTGATAGAAACTGTTGGTCGGCTTATACACCAGACGCTTTACGGACATGACAGGCTTTATCCTTTTCTTTAGTGCCGGGCATTGGTCTACCATATCCACTGCAACATCAAAAACAATCGAAGCCTGCTGACGGTCGGAAGCACAGCCATACACCTCTGCTCCCCACTCTCCGTCACCACAGGTCATATATAATGCAATGGCAGCTGCCAGTTCAGACTTGCCATTCTTCTTTGGAATTTCACAATAACAGGTATTGTACTGACGATATCCGTTTTCCTTTACCGTTCCGAAAAGGGTACGGATAATCTCGTCCTGCCAACCGAGCAGTTCAAACGGAACTCCTCTCCACTTACCTTTGGTGTGTTTCAGGCAATTGATAAAATTGACCGCATGGTCTGCCTTTGCCACATCAAACATTATTTGCCACCTCCCTTAAGCAGCAGAAGTTCCATTTCATCACTTTCCTTATCCTCGCCCGTATCAGCCACAATTCTGCTTCGTGCAGAAGGGGTAAGACCGAACTGCTCACAAAACTTGTTCATGATTTTAAGATAGGTCTGTGCGATGGATACCTGTGGCACCTGCTGCCAGTAACCGCTCGGTGTCTTTACAATCGTTCCATGCTGTGTGATAAATTCCTCTGCTTCCTTCCAACGTGCGTATGCCTGACAGTAACCCGCAAAGGCTGCCATATCGATTTCCGTAAGGATACCGAGTTGCTCCAACTGTTTACTCATACGCTTCCATTCCTTCTTAGCTTCTTCCTCAAGCCATGACGGACAGCGTGGTGCTTTCTTTTCAGGCTTCGGTTCGGCCGTGTTAAGGCTACGCTTGCCCGGATTACCCTCAAGCACCTTGATTGCCGTAGGCTTTGGTTTTCTTCCTCTCTGTGCCACTGTCCTCACCTCCGTTTCATGGCAACAAAAAAAGGACTCCCGTGGGAATCCTCCGTTAAAATCTTTTTAAATTCTGCTAAAACACCATGCCATTGCATGACCACCGTCATCAAATGGTGTTTCGTTCTTTTCCAAAAGCTGAATCCTGCATTCAATGTATCCGTATCCCGTTTCCTCCGGGGTTTCCACAAATTCATAAACCGCAGCTTCAAAACCTCTGTAGGTAAGTCCGCATACCAGAACCTTATCTCCGTGCTGTAAAACCGCACCCTGTTCTGCACATCCGTCTTCCCATAAATTCTCCATTGTTGTAATCTCTCTCCATCTCATTGCGATGTCCTCCTTTTCTTTTGGTAGGTACATATTCGCTCTAAACTAGAGATATATCCAGTCATATCTGCACCATAAATGTACCAAATAATATGACCGGATATTGTATAATAATCACTCGCCTTTAAATATGAAATTCACATAATCTTCCCTGTGTTCCTCAATGAAAATCACAAGTTCATAAAACCTCATCTCATTGGCAATGACCTGTACCATGTTGGTGTCAAACATATTCGTCCGACCCGTTGCCCTCACGGCAAGTATCTGCTCCTTTACCTTTTCATCCATCAGTCCACCTCATCACTACACTCCGTCATGCCCATGCACAACTGTATATAAATATTCGTGTACCTTTCCCGCTCGCTTCCATCCGAGCCGGCCATAGCCTGAAGGAAGAAGGCTTTCGCCTCTTCCCTCGAAGTCCATGTATCTTCCTTGCCGTAGCAGATGGTTGTAATCCTTTCTTCCATGTCTGCCTCCTATATTCTTCGGCATCGGTCTTCTCCGTAAACCACATGGAGACCGCTGCCATTGTCCCAATCGACCATCACGGAGCCTGTGTCATCAACGCCCCTTACCGTACCTTCAGTTCCGATTGGCGGTGCCTGTAAATCATCCATTCTCTCAAGAACCACTCGGCATCCTATAGGGTACTGCTCCCGTACCCTTGCCACTTCTTCTCTGCTTGGAAATCTCATGCTACCCATAATATCCGACCTCCTTCAATAAGTGTTTTCCGACTCTCTTACCAACGCTGTCGTAAAGAGCCTGTTCAAGAACATTCTGTTCAAAGCCGAATCGGCAGTACCCTTCAAGGCAGATATCGTAATAATGCTTCGTAGGACATCCAAGCGGTCTGTCCTCATGCATGATGTAAACGATGGCATCCACCTTTCCGATTTCCATTCCGTCAATCAGTCTCTTAAGGTTGACCGTCATTTCCTTCTTGTAATAAAAACTTGGGCAGCCTTCGTAGCGGTCAAGGTACATCTCATCCCTTCCGCTGATTTTCCAAACCAAAACCGGAACCGTACTTCCTTCCTTTGGCTCAATGGTCAGGTAACTTCCCGTCTGACTTCCCTTAAAAAGAAGCTGATAATTTTCAACCTCGGCAGTCCCAACATAAATTGCATCAGGACATCTCTGTGCCATTTGTGCTACGGAGAGGTTGCTTCCGTATGCTAAGTAATACTTATCCATGTTCATCCATCCTTTCCGAAGGGGACACCCTTCTACCACCTTAAGACCGCCGTAGCGGTCAAAGGAAGCAGGAGGCTGTCTCCTTATGCTCTTCCAAATCTGAAAGCCGTGTCTCCCGCAAGGTTCTTTGTAAGAATGTCCCTTGCTGTTGCAAATTCCTCTCCGATGAATCCGAGGCGAAGCAACCAAGTTCTCATTGCGAATTTTGGATTTTCAACCTGTGGCTGTTTCGGACTTGCACTCGTTACCGTTTTTGCCATTTGGCTGAGTGCGAGGCAAAGCTGTATGTAACTCTTAAGTTCTCCTGCGTGCAATCCCCCAAGTCTTCCGTTGCCCTTGTTGGCAAATTGGAAGCATCGAAATTCGATGGTCTTGTGTGTGAAGCAAGCGTGGTAGTTAAGCATTCTGTATCTTGAGTCGTTGTAGTGGGCATTTCTGCTTCCCCAAACTCCCTCGTACCAAAGGTCTGCAAGCTGCTCCATCGTCTTTGGCTTTCTACGGTTTAATCTGTCGAGGAAAGCCGGGTCAACCGTTTTGCAGTATCGGCTGATTCTTCCGTGGTCAAGTCTCATTGCGGAAATCAAAAGGTTTTCGTGGCTTGCCATAATGTTTGCAAGGTTTCTAAGGCTCTTTGGTGTGTGTCCGTTTAGTCCGATGTGAATGTGGACTCCGCACATGTGGGCAGGGTCGCTTTTCGCTCCCTTGTGTCTAAGCTGTCTCAAAATTTCCTGTAAGTCGGGAATGTCATCGTAGTTAAGAATCGGTGTTCCAAGTTCTGCCTTTTCGTCATCCCTCGCCGCCTGAATGCTTACGTCCCTTGTGATTTTCCATTCTCTGCCCTGATTGTCTTTGCAACCCCAAGCATCGTAGCTTCCTCCAAGGTATCTTACCGTGTTCTCGGTGTGGAAATATTCTGCAATGGTTCTTGCTGCCTTTTCCCTTGTGATGTTGTACATCTCAACCTCAACTCCGATGGTCTGCTTTTTCATTTCCTCAATCTGGTTACTTGTTTTTTCGTTCATTCTCTATGTACCTTCCTTTCGGCTGTTTGTTTTCCCTTTCGGTAGGTACATATTCGCTCTAAACACACATTATATCCAGTCAAATATGAGGCATAATGTACACAAAAATCTGAGCCATTAACTCCTATGAAATTGTGTATATTATAGCAAATGCCACCCTCTGCTATTCGGCAGAGGATGCTGCCTTTTTGCCATAACGCTCTTTCCATTTTTCTCTGTCGGCTTCGGTTCTGAAAGCTGTATGTCCCTTAAGCCTTGCAAGTAAAATGTTTCTTGTCTCTTTGGCTTCCTTACCGCCAAAGCCGAGTCTTACAAGCCAAATTCTCATGTAGTATTTCTCATTGGCTTCCCTTGTTTCCTGCGGATTGATTCGCTTCTGCTCCTTGGCAGCCTTTACCATGGCTGATACCAATTCGGTGTAGGCTTTGCTCTCCTCTTCCATAAAAGGAAATCCGTTAAACTGTATTCTGTCTTCCGTAAAGGAAAGTCCTACCGTTTCCGCTTCCTCAATGGTCTGAATTACCATTTCAAGCGTTGCTTCGGTATCTTCGGTAAGTTTTGTAACAAGGTCGGCGGATACCTTAAGCACCTCCGCTCCGACTGCCCTCTCCAAAAGATACTGCTTGCTGTGAATCATGTAAACCAGATTCTTAAGGTTGTCGGCCGTGAAGCCTTCAAGCGGAAGTTCAATGTCCATTTTGCTACGCTCGCCTTCTGCAAGACCTCTTTCTATAAGTTCCTTCTGCATCTGCATTCCTTCTTCCTCTGAAGCTGTCTCGATAAAGCCGTCCCTGTCGACTCTGAAGCTTCCCACTTCATAATCGAAGGTTGGCGGTCCGAGGTACTTCGCTTTTACATTCAAAATCTGCTCCATTGCCTTTACGGCATCTTTTCTGTTTTCTGCTGTTGTTCTAAATCTCATCTGCATTTCCTCCATTCGTTTTGGTACTACATATATCACTCTAAATGGAGGAAATAGCAAGTTAATTATTCATATTATCTTCATTATTTTCCCGTGATTCCGGGAGTGACATTGCCACCGCAAATGCCACCGTGGCAGTTACCGCATTACCTGCCTGTTTGTAAAGCTGGGCATCTGAATTGACGGAAGCTGCACGGTCAAATAATGCATCCGGGAAGCCTTGCAGACGGAAGCACTCCCTTGGGGTAAGCCTTCGGATTCTGCCACATCTCATTAACGTTCCCATCTGCCCGGAACAGTCCAAGGTCTGTGAACATCCCTTACCGACCCTTCCCCTACGGGTAGGACTTTCAGGATAGGCAAGGCAGATGCCGTCTCCCACGTGAGCCTCATCATATCCCTGCTTCGTACCGTTTCTCACACGAAGTAAGGTTTCGTCATCCACCTGCACCTTTTCGCACACAAACACACCATGACGGTCCTGTGAGGTCAGCGTGAACATCGGCTCTCCGTCTTCCTTCATCCTTCTGCCGTTCTGTCTTTTCTCCATGCGTTCAGGAGTAAGCACCGGATGCACTTCCATTACCGCAGAGTTCATTGCCGTATGATTTACCATCCCGGCGGTGTACCTTGCGGTAAGGCATCTTGCGGTATCCGTAATCTTTGGTGCGTGGTTGCTCTGATCAATAAAGTAGAGACCCGTTTTAGCACCGACACCTCCTGCATTACCTACCAAGGTAGCGGAAAGACCGTCCGTGCCATATACACGGTAACCTTGCATTCCTCCTACAAGTTGGTTAAGAGTTGCTGCGTTTTCTCCGCAGAGAGGTAATATTTCTCGTCTACCTCTGCTTCTAAGATTTGCGATAATGAACACACGCTCTCTGTTCTGTGGCACTCCGAAGTCTTTTGAATTAAGCACCTGCCACCTACAGTCATACCCCGCTTCGTCCATTTCAGACAGAACGGAGGCAAAATCGAATCCTGCATTAATCGATAACAGGTTCTTAACGTTCTCAACAAGAAGGTATGTGGGCTTATCACTTTCTTCTTTGCCTTTGAGGAGGTCAATAATGTTGTAATATATTCCACTTCTTTTTCCGACCAGTCCCCGTTGCTTTCCGGCGACGGAGATGTCTTGGCATGGGAATCCGAAGCACCAGATGTCTGCATATGGGACATCTTCTGACTTGAGTTTTGTGACGTCATCTGCTTTCCACTCTCCTTCCGTATCATACATTGCTTCATAAGAAGCACGGGCAAATTTGTCATACTCACAATAACCGATACATTTATGGCCGGCAGATTCCAACCCAAGTCTGAATCCGCCTATGCCTGAACATAAATCAAGGAAGGTCAGCGTTTTCATTATAATCCACTTCCTTCCCTAAGTTTTGATATGAAATTTTCATATTATTACGGATGACATAGATATCATCCGCTGAACCTTTCATCTCCATATAACGGTTGACGATTACATCAACGAATTTTTCTTCCAGTTCCACACCGTAACAGATACGTCCGGTCTGCTCACAAGCCATAAGCGTGGAGCCGGAACCGAGGAACGGGTCAAGAACCACACAACCCATCATGGTGGAGTTCTGCACCGGATATGCCATCAGAGCAATCGGCTTCATGGTCGGATGCTCCTTACTTGACTTCGGACGGTCATACTCCCAAATGGTAGTCTGCTTTCTGTCCGAATACCACTGATGCTTACCACCCTTCTTCCAACCAAAGAGACACGGCTCGTGCTGCCACTGATATGGACTGCGACCAAGCACAAGTGCATTCTTTTTCCAAATGCAACAGCCGGATAACTTAAACCCGGCATTCACAAATGCCTTACGGAAATTAAGACCTTCGGTGTCAGCGTGGAAAATGTAAATGGATGCATCATCCTCCATGTTCTGTTCCATATTTACAAAGGCAGCAAAAAGGAACTTATAGAAATCCTCATCTGCCATGTTGTCATTTTTAATTTTGCCCGCTGTTTCTTCCACGTCCACATTGTATGGCGGGTCCGTCAGGACAAGATTGGCTTTCTTACCTTCCATGAGTACCTCGTAGGTTTCAGGCAAAATGGAATCACCGCAGATGACACGATGCTTTCCAAGAAGCCACACATCACCCGTCTTTGCCACGGTCGGCTTCTGAAGCTCTGCATCCACATCAAAGTCATCTTCCTTTACCTTCTTATCATGTACCTTGGAAAAAAGCTGTTCAATCTCCGGCGGTTCAAAACCCGTTACCCCGACATCAATATCCGATTTCTGTAAATCCTCAATCAGGTCGGCCAACAGTTCCTGACTCCATTCGCCCGTGATTTTATTAAGGGCAATATTGAGTGCCTTCTCCTGTGTTTTGCTGACCTCCACAATGGAACACGGAACTTCCGTGTAACCAAGAGCCTGTGCAACCGTTACTCTCTGATGCCCACCGATGATGGTCATGTCTGAGTTAACTACCACGGGGTCTGCAAAACCAAACTCCATAATGGAATTTTTAATCTTCTCATATTCTTTGTCCCCCGGTTTCAGTTTCTTACGGGGATTGTACTCTGCCGGATTTAAGTCCTTAATTGGCAGCACGGCTAACTTCGCTGTCTTCATCTTCTACCTCCCAAAATCTTGCTTTGATATAGCAGTCATGACTGCAATACTTTCTTGTCTGGTTTCCGTAGCTTAAGAACTCCTTACCGCATCGTACACAGGTAAACGGATACATTGCCGTTTCCCTTCTGTTCATCTGCTCAGGGTGTCCTTTCCACCATTCCCTTCTGCATTTTTCAGAGCAGAACTTTTTCTTTCGTCCGGTTCCCGGCTGTTCGATGTCCTTACCGCAATACAGACAGCACTTCCCAAGCATGACCTGCTCCTGCAGGTTCTTCTTGAGTGCCTTTCCGTATCCGGCAAGTCCTCTGCTCTTGCAAAAGTTTCTTACGATATCACGGGACAGACCAACCATCAGTGCAATCGACTGATAACCTATGCCCTGTTCCCGCATTTCTCTTATCTGTCTTGCCTGTAACTCCGTCATATCTTCCACATCCTTTCTTTTTCGTAGGCAATAAAAAAAGGCAAAAAAGCACCTGTTTTAGCACTTTTTTACCTATAAAAAACACGGTTTTTATTAACTTTTTGACGAAACCCGTCACCGTTTTCCCTCGATTTTATAACCATTTTGCGAAAAATCCGCACCCTGTTTTCTATCCCGGGTATCGAATTTTGCGAAAATTCACACGAAGG